GACGCGCCCGGGTGTTATCCCGAGCGACCAACGATAGCTCTGGAGGCGAAGGTAACGGCCACTCAAGGTACTCGTTCTGAAGACGGCTTCGGACTCGTGCTGCTCGAACAAACTCCCGCTCTGTTTCGGTGAGGAAATAATCTTCCCAAACCTTGAACAGGCGAGTGTGTTGGACTAGCGCAAGCTCTGCCTTCTTCCGGTTCCAATCAAGGAGCCGAGACTCAAAGGTATTCTGGATAATTTCCAGAGCCATTGATCGTACCGACAGTACCGGAACTTCCTCTCGAGTCATGGACGGTCGGATGAGATCCCATTGCATTATCTCATACTGGTATTTGTATGCAGATGATTTCAATTTGAACTCAGCCAACAGCTCATCACCCTTAAGCGCTAGATCATAATAGACCCAGAACGCAGGAGAGCAAATAACAAGGGGTGCAGAGATCCACCCCCAAAAGTCAGGTCCCAGAAGGAGAGCCCGCTTCCAGAAACTGGAGGTCAAGTTCTCAATCTGAACGCTCCCCGCAAGGGGAGGTGACTGGTTGGAAACCATATCACGGAACAAGAGTTCGGTGAGACGGGTTACCTTATCAGCCATTCGGTGTGGGAACATCGCGATCCAGACAGCTTTAAAGTAAAGCCCACTGGCCGTGCCCCATAAACCACCGGTAGGACCAAATACTGACGAAAGAATCGGCGACTTAAATTTTCTAATCCAGGCGGAGCCCGGACGAAGAATTTTAAGAAGGCGATTCAGATCTCGAAACAGCTGTGAGGAAAAGACAAAGTCACGATTCAAGGAATCTTGGATCAACGTACTAAACATCTTTGGATTCCGAATAGCTGCTAAGATCAACCCAGGGCTCATAGGTGAAATATCACCCATGAGCGGAGAAAACCATCTCTTAGCGAATTCTAAGGTACCCGATTTTATCTCGAAAGATTTCGATATATTAATCGACATACCTAAGGATTCTATAAGAGAAAGGTAGCTCTTCGCAACTGCTTCGTCGGCAATGACAATGTCATCACCTAGGAGAGCATAATGAGAGAACCACCCTTTGTTTCCAACCCGATTAGCTGCAATCTGCACCAGTAAATGGTGAGAGATAGCTAACATGGCCCAAGAAGAGAGAGCACCCATTGGCTGACCAACGGCGTAATAGATCGGCTGATCTTCGAGAAACCAAGGACGACCCGTTAAAAGGGAAGCCCAGGATTTGGCCCAAGAGACACCAAGTGCCTCAAGTACCTGCACTTGAAATGCAACAGGAAGTCTATCCGTAGCTGCTGAAAGATCATAGGAGAAGACTGGCGAACCGGAAGCCCGGACATACGCTAAGAGGCGATGGACTGGACCTAATTGGTCGAAAGTTCCATCTTGAGGAATGGTCTTAAGAATATTGAAAATCCCTTGATGAAGTGGAGACAGGAGAACCTGCGTCCACCAATCAGTGATTGCAATAATCCGGACCTTACCTCGAGCCTCAAAGAGTTTGACCAGGCGACCGAGTTTACCAGGAAACTTCCCCCCAACGATCAGCAATGGTACAATCGGTAGTGCCACACAAATGGTAAATAGGTTCCAACCCAACGCCAACCATGCCTTCTGGGAATACGCAATAGATAACCAATGCCACCACACAAGTGGGTGACGGAGGAATGCTAAAGCGTCTAACCCTGCAGACCATGTTGCTTTGTTGAAGTTTGGACCTGCCGATTCTGATAAATGGGTCCAGAGGACCTTACCCAGAACCAGAGCCTTGGGAAGCATGCCAACAGTCAGACTCACTTCTAGTATAGAAAGTGTGGGACTCGTACCGGTAAATCCTTCCACGATAGTGGAAAGTTTCACGATAGGAGAACAACCGATGACACGATAGACCGAAAGAACAGTCAGAGTAAGTCGGATCACCCCTAGGGCATAAACGGAATCTTCGCCTCGCAAGAGGTGGAAGATAGACCGCAAAGGCCCAGGTAGGGTAACCGGCAATCCTGACCGCGTCAGACGGACTCGTACTGTTCCGCCGACGTCCTTAAAGGGCTCCTGTCCAATCCACATCACGATAATCCGACAACACATGGATAAGTACTGAGTAAGCCAAAGGCTACCGTTCGTTTTCCACAGTCGTAGGATAGATTCGTGAAGCGGAAGAAAACAAGACTTCCAGAGGGCTCGATGGCCTGTCAACCAGACCGGTAACATCATAAAGAACCGAAGCTCACGCTTCCGGATCCAACGACTGTTACTGGTTACTTTACCATGGGAAGAACGATTGTTCATAATTAAGTGAATAATTGTTTGTCTAGTGGTCTAAGTCATGACGTCCATCCGGCCTCCTGGCTCGCCTTGCTGGTCCAGGATTTAAACGTGTTAGCGATGGGGATATTGCAACCCCTTCTCGGTCCCACGTTAGCGCAGATATCGGGAACATGACTCACTGGGTCTTACCCTCGTAGTTAGAACCACACTAACCCCTTGCGGGAAAAGAGGTCTCTTAAGCGTTGGGTTCCTCTTATTAGTGCCGACCTAATCGTGACAGTGACTAATATGCCACAGAAAAGGCGCGGTTTGGGGCTGTCTAACGCAGCTGCGGAGTCTCAGAGATACCAAGTACATGGCAGAGTCTGGGGCCTCACACGAACGGTCCAACAGG